ACACTGGTGTTGCCATTACTGTACTCCTTACAAGGGTATTTATTGGCGATTACTGGCTATTATTCTGTGTACGAATCCAGTGTTCTAGGTGTTGTCTAATATCTTCACGTTCGACTTCGTCAGAAGCCCGTCGTATGGCCTCCTCCAAGCGTCGTATCTCGGAATGTGCGGTCTTATGTCTATTACGGTCGTTGTAACGTTTTCTCATTTTTGTCCGTGGGACTGTGTATGTTTTTTTTAACTATTACGATGCGTTAAAATATGGCACTACGTATTCTGTTCCTGAGATCTTAATTCTTAGGTAACCAACAGGTCTGATTTCATTTGCAGAATCAAGTGGCAAGTGCGTTGCGGCACCGACAGCACCAACAGTTGTCTGGGTATCAGTCCTAAAGTCTATTAAACCTGTTCCGTCTGTGTCCAACTGTAAGTCAGCATTTGACACATGGGTAGAAATCTTGTTGTCAGTAATAGAAACTTGATCAAGAACAACAGATCCTGTACCATTTGATTCTATTACAACGTCTTCGTTGGTTACGTTGGCCTGTATTTTTGAACCTGTTTCCATGAATAAAGTGTTATCAATCATCGCTGATGCTATAGACATGACTCCTGGTACTGATACAGTTCCAGAATTAAGTGTGATTGCACCTGTTCCGTTTGGACTTATTATCAGTCCACCGTTACTATTAGTTGTGCTGATAGTGTTGGTATCAAATCTGATGTTATCCACATCTGCTTGTCCTGTGATTGCAACATTTCCGGTAATAGTTTGTCCAACTGTGGTCATAGCATTCTGGATGTCCACCACACCACTTCCGTTGGCCGAAAGTTCAAGGTTGGCATTTGTGGCATTTGTTGTGATCTTGTTGTCTTTGGTTCTAACACCATCAACATCTAATTGTCCTGTGATTGTTTGTGTTCCTGTTGTGGCGATGTCCGCAGTGTTTAGTGTTCCTACCACTGTTGCGTTTGCCAGTATCTTCGTGTGTCCTGAGCCACTGCCGTCTAATTCTAGATCTGCGTCTGAGGCGTTGGCCTTGATAGCGTTGTCATCTATTGTGACACCATCGATCGCGATCGCACCAGTCATTGTTGCCGCGTTTATCGTTGGGTTGGTTAAAACTTTGTTTGTTAAGGTTTGAGATCCTGTAAGAGTAGCCACTGTTGAATCTATTGCAACAGTGACAGTTTTACCTGTACCTGCCGTCGTGATACCTGTACCACCAGAGAACTGTAAACTCTCAGAGTCCAAGTCGATCGAAAGTGTTGTCGAGTCATCACATGTGAAGTCTAAGTCCTGTGCTGTCACCTGAGCGTCAACATAAGTTTTGATTGCACCCTGTGTGGCCAATAGTGTCGCACTTGAGCCCAACGCACCGTTGTCTATGCCTGTGACTGTTGCACCTGTCGCCAGAGCCAGAGATGTTCCCACGGCCAGTGTAGATCCAAGTGTTGTGGCACCGGTTACGTTCACTGTGCCTGTTGTCTGGATATTGTCTGCTATTGTGATCTGTGTTGAATCATTGGAACTTATTTGGCTTCCGTTGATTGTGATTGATCCTAGATCTATGTTTCCTGTGCCATTTGGTGTGATGGTGATATTACCATTTGTGACACCTGTAGTGATTGCAAAGTTGTTTACATCGAGATTTGCATCAAGTGTGTTGATGTCGTTGTCAGAACCGTAAAGTTCTACGAAGTTGTCATTGATCTTGTCAAATGCTGTTCTTAACGGATCACCCGTGCCGTCGTTTGCACTTGATCCTATGTTTATTGGTTGTCTTGCCATTTTTATAATTCCTTTTGTTGCAGATATTTATATGTAATTCTATAAACCTAATGTAATTATTATATGTCTATGGCTATACGTTGGAATTTGAACACTGTGCTATTATCAGTGATATTTGTAACCTTTACTTGTACATCATCACCACTTATTGCAACGGAATATGTTGCCAGGCCTGTTGCATGATCGCTTACAGATCCAAATGTTGATATGTACGCTGTTGTTCCGTCATGTATCACGTTGGCTTCCACTAATTCGAATCTGCTGTTCGTGGCGTCTGTGGCAGATATAAAGTATTTTGCACTTCTGTAGACTGTTTTATCAAACGTGTTGAGAACACTAGTTGATGAACTGGCCACTGTTGTTGTGGCATCTGCTATGTCTGAGTGACTCAATGTCGCACCCGCTGTAGCGAATGAAAGTGTTCCTGCCCCGTCAGTGCTTATAAATTGTCCACTTGAACCATCTGTGGTCGGGAAAGTGAACCCACTTACTCTTACACCTCCTGAACCATTACCCGTCAGTTCTAGATTGGCGTTCGATGCATTTGTTGATACAGTGTTATCTGCTATGGTCACGCCGTCGATTGTTAAAGATGCTGTCGTGTTCAATGATGTGAACGAACCTGCCAAAGGTGTTGCACCACCTATGACTGTGTTATCTATAGCACCGCCATTGATGTCTGCTTTAGCAATTACAACTTGTCCTGATCCAGCAGGTGCAATAACAAGATCCGAGTTAGACTGTGTGGTTGTGATCTCGTTATCTGTAATATTGATATTAGAGTCAACAGTTAAATTTGCTACCACTACAGAACCAGTACCACCCGGTGTAAGATTGATATCTGCGTTTGAACTTGAGCCTATTGTGTTATCATTAAATGTTAGATTGTCTATTGTTGTTGTACCAGCAAGACTTGTTGCACTTGTAACTGTAAGTGTTGACAATGTTGTCAGGCCTGATGGAACAGCAAGAGTAGAACTCATGGTTGTTGCACCCGCAAGTGTTGATATACCGGATACATTTAAAGTGCCGTCCACAATCAAATTCTCATTGATGTTTATTGCTGACGAATCATCTGAACTAAATGAGGTACCATTAATTTTTATAGCACCAAACACAACCGAGCCAGTACCGTTTGGGATCAAATTTATGTTATCATTGGTCCTGGTGCCTTCTATATTGTTGTCATTGATACGTATTGCTGGAAAAGACACAGAACCTGTTCCGGCAGGAACAAAAACTATATCGTCGTTTGTTCTTGTGGCACTTATCTCATTGCCAGTAAAGGAAAGATTTCCTGAGAATAACGGTGAAGCATACAGTTCAGTGAAATTGTCATTCACCTTGACCATCGCTGAACGTAAATTATCACCTGTTCCGTCGTTAGCGTTTGTTCCTATGTTTAGTGTTTGTTGTGACATGTTTATACTGCAATTACCCTTCTTATAACTTTGACCACATGGTCGTTAGTGTTATTTATTGTGCCTCTCAGTCTTAGATTTCCGCTGTCTATATCTGCTGATACTGTGATAAGTCCTATTGACGTTCCCACGTTACCAAATGTGCTGACATATGCAGTTGACCCGTCATGAACAACATTTGCTTCAAAAATTTCGTAGTTCCCACCAGTAGCATCCACTACCTGAACATTATATTTGGCTACCCTGTATGTTGATGCCGATACAGAATCAAGTGTTGCTGATGCCGATGAGGTTCCTCCCGGTCTGGCCAGGCTCACTCTGTATGCGTTCACAGTTGTTGAACCACCCGAAGTGGATGTTGCTGAAAGTGTCGTGGTAGATCCTGCGTGTCCCACGGTCAATAGGATTTGATCTGTGCCTTTTGATGATGTTAATCCGTATTGTGACACGAATGCATTTGTCCCGTCACTTACAACTGCCGCTTCGGTTATCGCTGAATGTCCTTCTGATGCGTTGTGCGAAACTATTACATAGTGCGCCGCCTGGTATGACCCAGTGCTGAAAGTATCTAGTGTTGTGGTTGAACTCGAAACTGTTACATTTCCTATCACATTTATGTTGGTTGAACTTCTGTCTGCTTCGTTGTCTGCCAACCTAATTCTGTATGCGTGTACCCTCAAGTTTGTTTCCAATCCTGCCGCTTTCAGTTCAAGGTTTGATCCGTTGATGGCCGCTGTCAATGTTATAAGGTCATTGTTGCCTGTGTTCACCACATTGTGTGTTGAAACAAAAGCATCTGTGCCATTGTGTACCACTGTTGCCTCACAGTTCATTAATTCTGTCTTAGATGCGTTGTTCACGGAGATGTAATACTTGGCGCCTCTGAACGATCCATGTGCCCAACTGTCAATCACTTCACTGGCACTGTCAACGTCTGTGTTTATTACGACTGCCGCTTCATCCTCGCCTGAGTATCCTGTTGAGTCATCGTCTCCTAACCCTATCCTGTAAAATGCAACACTGTTCTCAGGTGAACTACCTGTGCCCAGCAATCTCACTGACCCACTACTGATGTCTGCTGTGCTTATTAAGTGATTGTTGGTTCCTGTCTTTGCGTCTATGGAAGTTGTTATGAAAGCATCTGTGTTGTTGTGTACAACGGAATGTTTTGTGACTTGTAATTCGTCGCTGGCATCATCTCTGTTCACTGCCAGGTACCATGCACTGTCATACTTGGAGGTGACCCAACTGTCTTGCACTACTGTGCCCGACTCTATCCTGTTGTGTGTTCCTGTCGCTGTTACATGATCTATTTCTGTCAATGATGAAAAAGATATCGTCGTGGAGTTGTCTTGTATGTCCGATACTCCCAGTAGTATGGGCGAAGTGAACCATGACAGTTGTCCAGAACCATTTGTACGTAGTACTTGTCCAGTTCCCCCATCTGCGTTGGGTACATTTATGCCATTGATCTTCACATATCCAGATCCGTTCGCTTTGAATTCTATGTTGTCATTTGACCTGTTTGCTGTAATAACATTATCCGTGATCGTGACACCATCTGCTGTCACGGAAGGATTTGTTATTGAAACAGTTGTGAATGTTCCTGCCGCAGGTGTTGTTCCACCTATCACGGTATTATCAACAGTTCCTTGGTTCATGTCTATTTTTGATACCTGAACGGAACCTGAACCATTTGCAGATAACACAAAGTCGTCATCGGATCTTATCACTTTAATAACATTGTCTGTGAGATTAATGCTCGAATCTATAGTCAAGTTACTGACATTGACAACACCTGTTCCCCCTGGTGTAAGATTAAGATCAGCGTTGGAACTGGTTGCAATAATATTATCGTCAAATGTCAAGTTGTCTATGGTTGTTGTTCCTACAAATGATGACGCTCCTGATACAGTCAATGTCGAAAGTGTAGCGGTGCTTGAAACATCTAAAGTAGATCCCAAATTCACGGTAGTATCGAATGTCGTAACGGCAGAGCTTAATGTGCCGTCCACTGATAATGCCTCGTTGATATTTACTGCTGTGGAGTCCGCCGCACTTATTGAAGTGCCGGCAAATCCAATACCATCAATAATCAAAGATCCTGAACCATTTGGTACGAACTTTAAGTCGTCGTTGGTACGGGTACCCTCGATATTGTTGTCATTGAATCTTATTGCCGGAAAGGTTACTGATCCTGACCCAGATGGATTGATCACTAGGTCTGCGTCGCTGGCCGTTGTGCTTATGTTATTCTGAATAACATTAATATCTGATATGACAGATGGCCTTGCGAAAAGTTCTGTAAAATTGTTGTTGATCTTGATGCCAGTTCCTCTGATAGTATCGCCTGTACCATCGTCGGCCTGTGCTCCGATGTTGATTACTTCCTGGGCCATATTAGATACTCGCTAGTGTGATCTTTTTCCATATCACTGTTGAACCATCATAGTTTCCAGTGCATACATATAAATTTGTTGTGTCCCAAGATATGGATCCTGCCACGTCACCTGTGTTCCCTACAGCAGTCGCAGTTTTCGTAGTCTTGATCACAAGTCTGTCTGCTTCTATCTGTACCTGTCCTGTACCATTTGGATCTAGAATTATGTTTCCGTTTGTGTCAGCACTCAATAAAGTGTTGCCTGACATCTGTAAGTCACCGGCCAACTCAGCGAAATTGCTGTTGACCTTGGTCATAGCGGTACGTAAGGTATCGCCTGTTGCTGGATTTCCTGCTGTTCCTGTGTCTATCGTTAATCTTGCCATAATATGATACTCGTATTTATTAAATAATAATATGTTCATAGAAACCTTAAAAACAATGAAGTTGTACAAGAGGGAGAGCAAACTAGGTACGATGCACAATTATCACAGGAAGAACCTGATCTATGTGTTCAAATGCGATGCCTGTTCGGAGACATTCATGAGGCCCAAGAGCAAGGTAGATCCAGATCGTGCCTCAAATGACTACAAACACGTCTGTAATGATTGTGATTCAAAAAAGTTCGCCCAGTCAGTGGGTGTCAAGATGCGTAAGGTGTATCAGTTGGACGCCAGCAGTACCAAGACCCTATAACTGTTTCCATCGGATGTCGTCACGTGATCCCGTGATCCATCTCTGCAGGTCAGCGTATATGCCACACTTTATATTAGGTTGGTCGAAGTACCAACGCAGGAACGGATTGCTTTCCAGGTATTCTTTTCGATTTATGAAATAGAAGTTTGTCCCGGGAAATTTCTTAAATGTTTGCCTCAGTTGATACATCCACTCGTACTTGAGGTAGGCTTTCATGCTGTGCCTGTCTGGGTAGTTTATTGAACCTTTATATATGTTGTTCTGCAGTCTGCTCAGTTCGCCACGGCTATCATTGGTGTATTCCCATTGTTTTGCCCCCATGATATCAAAAGACATTATTACAACATTCTTTACTCCCGACTCCGCGGCCATCAACACAGCACTACAACCCGATCCACGTGCTTTTGAGAAGTCGTTGGTTTTTATCTTGCCACCCTTCTTGATGTCACCACCACGCCAAAATCTGTAAATCTTGAGTCCTTCGGGTATATCGTGATCATGGTCTCCTTCACAGATGTAATTCCATTTGCTAATATCATCCGGACCGTGTATACGTGGAGACTCCTTGCCATAGTTGTGCCACTGAGCCAGTTCCTCGTACATGGGAGGATTTACTGCCACTATGTGATTACACAGCATTGGATGATCCCTGTAGATGGCGTTGCAACCGTATATCACACCCTTGCCTTTTAAGTTATCTATTGGAAAAATATTTCTTGATTCGCCGTTGCCTAATATGAAAGCAGTATCCATTATACGCCGAATGATTCTCCGCAACCACACGAACTTGAGCTGTTGGGATTTGATATCTCGAACTGCGATCCAAATGTCTCCTCGACCCAATCGATCTTGGTACCAACCACGTACAGTAATGAAGTCTCATCCACAACAAACCTACCTGTGTGCCAGTCTTCCATGTGGTCATCTTTACTCATGGACTCTTTTGTGTCTGCGAATCCCCACTCGTACTTGAATCCTGCACAACCTCCTCCCAACACTGCTAGGCTCACTGCGTACTTGTCTGGGTTCTTCTCCAGCAGTCGTTCTATCTGTGCTTTCGCAGAGTCTGTTATTTCGAATGGTTTCATACTATTAATTATACATCTCTCTTGTTGCTGTTCTGTATTCCAACAGACATCCAGAATCTAGTGGCGTCTATTTTCTTCTCGAAACTCATGTATGCGTTCTGGTGCTCCCAGTGGTTTGCAGGATTCTCTATCTCGCCCACGGGTTCGAACCACCAACCCCACTTGCCTTCACAGTTTTGCTGGCACCAGTCTATGCAGTCGCCCATTATGCCATTCGAATTCATATCTACATTGTACTCGAACTGTTGCATGTATCCACAGTCCTCCGGGACTTCGTCTAGCCTAGGATTGTTTCTCTTTACTTTTACTTTGCCGTAACTGGTCATTACATCCAATTGTCTATTACCCACTGGTCTCCACTTTCCATAGGGTTTGGTGATCCATGGAATACTGCGACACGATTTCCTGGTTTAATTTTTATTGGTTCTCTGAACCATTTCTTGCCGTCCTTGGTCAGTAGTTTAGTGTCCTTGAGACCTATCAACTCCCATTTGTATGATCTTATCCATTCATCTGGGAACCATGTGATGTCATCCTTGGCTCTCTTGGTTATCCAGTCCTGGTCTCCGTGATTCTGTTGCATGATCTGTGCCGATCTCTCATTGAACTCGTTCCATAGGTAATTCATTGTGCCTGCCTCCCAACGCATACAACTGGAGTTTGACAGTTTCCAGTCCTTGATCCTGCACCTGTTGAAATCCCTTATGATGTTGAACTTGCCTGGGTTATGCGTGAACAGTGAATCTATGTTGTCAAAGATGACCACGTCAAGATCAAAGAACAGTATGTTGCCTTTCAAAGGCATTTCAGGTGCGAACATCCACAACTTGCTCCACCATGATTTGATCCATGGATCGTTGGGAAGTTTTATAATGTTTATTTCTGGATCTAATCCTGTGGGATCGTCTGTGAGACAGTGGAATTGATAAGGCACTGTGGTGTGCCTTTTGACCATGCTGTTCAGGACATTGGCATATTTCGAAATATATTTGTTGCCCCACTTAACGCATACTACGTGATTCATAACCTTGCCTCAATCTTTCTATTTGTATCTGTTTCCAATCGTCACTGTCGAGAGTATAAGGATATTCGCACTCTGTTGTGGGACCTGTAATTGTTCTAATACTTGTGATATTTAAATTATTATTCATTGTTTGATGTACATCCTGGATGGAGGCATCCGTGCCGAATGTTCTCTGCATGTCTACTTGTCCTATCTTTATGTAACCCAAAGACAGTTTAGGGTCTTCCCAATCATATCCGTTATTTTTGAGCCATGCCCTGTATTGATCCATTTCTTCTTTTTTAAAGGCATGATCAGTTTCTGTGATCGTCTGTCCCCACTCGATGTCAAACTCGCCGGAGTAATATTTTTGGTGGTTAATTTCTGAACATAGTGCTTCCGTCATGACGGGGGCGTGTTCGTCCCTAAATACCTCGAACAATGTCTTACCTACCTGTGACCAGTGTAGATAAACACCGCCCAACTCTCTGTCGTACCTGTTCTGTTTGAATAAATCAAAATCTTCCTCATGCAAATCATGTCTAGGAGCATTCAAAAATGTTGTGATCTGAGAAGGTCTCATCCATTCAGGTTCTATTGCTTTTTTACGATCTGAGTTGACCCAACTTTCTATCTCATGACAGA